CTCGCTACAGGTAGCGAGTACATCTGGGTCGATGTGCGAAAGATCAAGGTTCATAATTTCATCTTTCTATTAAGCTGACCTGATAAGGCATCCAGAAAAATTCGTAGCGTTTGAACTTGAGTCAGTGCCAACAGAAGTTCCTTCTAGGTGTCTTGTGTAAAGTTCTACGTAGTCAGAAGATCCGTTCAAATAAACAATATCTACAACTGATGTTGCTATTGTTGCTCCAGATATTCTGACTCCAGATGAATAAAATGATCCGTTTTTATAAATGTAAGCCGCAATAGATGTTCTTGATGCCGCATATCCAACGCTACCTTTAATTAAATAATAACCAGCAATACTCGGCGTAAACTTACTGACTGCAAAATTCGAATTTGTATCATAATCTTCGTTTGCTAGAATTACTTTTGTATCTGTTGCATTTGGTATGGATTGCGATGATCCTGGATAAGCCCTAAATGCCGGCCCATTCCCAACCACATTTGCCGCAAGTTTCGCTTGGGTTACATTGGCGTCAGCAATCTTTGCTGTGGTTACATTGGAATCTGTAATAGCAGTAGTAACAACGGAGTTAGCTGCCATTTCGTTAGATGTAATCCCACCAGCAGACACAGCAAGTTTGCCCGGAGACACAACCTGCAAGGTAGTTCCTTGGATTGCATCGCTGGTAAATGTCGTATCATCAATGATGTTATTTAGCTTGGAACTGGTAATTGTGTCAGTACCCAAGAATGTGTAGGTTGTATTTACAACTCCCATGTTATTTTTGTGATAGAATTTGTCTGTTAGTGATAGAACCCGCCACTTGAATAGAGTGGATCTTAGGTGAACCGATAGTTCTTGTCAATGTGATAGTCCCAGTATAGCCCCGCTGACCACCAAGTCTGCATCGGATACTTGCGGTTTCAGCCTCACCAACGGTGCTAGGTGATAGAATCTGCCCACCAAGGAATGTGGTGGTAGTGCCAATGCTTTCGGCGGAGTCGGGGTCTTCGGTGGCAAACGCGATGTCGTACTCGCCAGTTTCCCCAGACAAGTTCTGCATTTGCACTTGGGCATCAGTAAACCTCTTGCGCTCAAGGGTCTTGAAGTCGTACCCACGGCTAGTCACATACGAGTTAATCGTGGGGGTGACTACATCCGTATCTTCATTCGTAACGCTCAAGCGGTCTACTGACGAGTCGGCAGCGTCAATCTGGTGTAATCCACCATTGGAGCTAACGGCATACAGGTTATTGCGAACCCCAGCACTTGCCGTGATGAAGTTCTTGATCAAAAACCTAGAATCTCCATAGGTATCCAGCGACTCCCAGCCTTTATTCAAGAAGTTGTAGATCAAAACCGCGTTATTTCCACGGGCATCGTTACCTCCAGCTACGGAATCCAACGGGACTGCAATGTAATAACGGTTGTTGAAGTAAACCGCCACCGATTCACCAGCAAGATTCTTGTTAATGCGATCAATGTACGGCTGGATGTTCTTGGAAAGCGGTTCCTCCGTGCCGCGAAGGTTGTAATCATTGAGGAAGGTCAGCCCGTAAATGCCCTCGTCGGCCAAGAATAGCATGTTGTTAGCCTGCATGACCACCGTCTTGCGAGCCAAACACCCAACCTCACCAGTAAGTTCCTTAACTATGGTATCAGATAGGCTTCCTTGGGTCTGTGCCACAAGGTGGATGCTATTGCGGTTCAAGACCACCAAAGAATCGTCATAGAACCCGTGCATCGCCACCACATAGTCGGCAGTGCCACCAGTAATACGGAACTGATTTTCGATCTGGTCAAAGGTCGTAGTGTCCAGTAGGTCGGAAACCGCGATCTCGTCGGAAATTTTTCTGCTGGTGTAGACTGGTGCGCTAAAAGTGCCAGATTGAGAGTAGTAAAACGGAACGAACAACCTGCGCTGGAAGTAGGTGGCCCATGGCGCACCAGGTTGGTGCATGAATCCACCGCCTTCTGTGAACCTGCCGCCAAACTCTACCTGCCCAGTGCTGCCACTTGCTGTTATGTTGGCGACTGGCGCAAGGAACTGAATGTTTGTTGTGCTCGCTGATGTTACTTGGAATTGTTTGCCAACAATTGCGGTAAACTCTGGGATGGTTGTCTCGTAAATTACAACAATGTCACCAGCAAAAATGGTTAAGTTGCCAGTAATCGTCAAGGAAACCAAGCCGCTCGATACTGTAACATCGTTTCCACTAGAAACAAATGTCTGTGGCTGGGTGTAAGCACCACCGGGGGACAGGGTAAACCCATCAGTCATGGTGGCTACCGTGGTTACAAATGTGGTGCTAGTGGAGATCCCAGATGCCACAAAGGTAAATGAGTCTTGGTCGACGATTGTTGCCACCGTGAATGTTCCATTAGGAGGAGTGCCACTAGTAAGCCCAGCGATAACCACGGATGACCCAGCCGTAAGTCCGTGTTCACGAACTCTCATTGTCACCACGGTATTTGGACTAGCTGTCGCGTTGGATGACGCAGAAAGAATAGCCCTGCCATTAGGATACCACTCAAGAGCTTGTTGCCCATCCCGCATGATCATCACCTTGTCGAAGCACTGCAACATATCGCAGTTACTCCCAACGGTGGCTCCCACGGGATACGGGATAGTCGTTGCCGTGTAGGGTGTCGTAGAAAGGTCGATCTTCTTTGCCAGGGTCTCCAGCGCAACAATGATGTATTCCTTGTTGGACTCGTTAGGGTCAGAGAACATGCAGGATGCCAACACATCGCTGGCTGCAGCATCGTTAATGTCGATCTGTGTAATCCTTGGAGTCGCCCCTAGTGCTACAGCAGTCACGCCAGTAACAGGAAAGGTCAATGTGTTTACGGTAGCCGCAGTCACAGCCTTGACCCCATTGTTATCCGTGCCAGTAAAGGTAATGCCGCTAACCGTAAGGTTCCCAGCCTCCCCAATAGTCAACCCATGTCCAGCCACGGTAATCGTTACCACATCAGCGGTATACGACACAGCGGTAATAGCCAAGTAGAATGGGCTAGGAAGGATGTGGAACGGAAGGTTCAACGGAGTGCCTCCAGTAGTCAGCACAGGGCTAACAGACACCACGCTCTTGCGCGGCCTCCAGAAGCCCTCCATGCGTCCGTTAAGGCTTTCCCTTACCTCACCTGCCTCCAACTGGTTCAGCTGCAATCTCTGGTTTACACCAAAGAATCCACGATCACCATCGGCGGCAATCGCGTCGTCTAACCCACCAGTGGATCGGAACTGGGACATTATGCGTAATACGCAATAACTGTACCAGAGCTAATTTGAACTTTGGTAAAGATACCACCAATGCCAGCCCCAGCAGCAAGCGTCTTGCCATCAAGGTTGGAAATGTCATCCAAGTTACCAGCAGTCTCACCAGCACCAGACTCAATTACACTATCAGTAATTGCTTGAATCCAACGGAATAGACCAGTCGCGCTGTCAGCACCAGTAAGCACGATGCCACCCATTTGGCCTTGTAATTGATAAGAATCTCCCCTTGGCATAAATTTATTGACTAAGTGTTTATTTGATTTAAAGTTAACGCCGATGCCCCAAGTTGCAGCTAGGGAATCGACTAACCTAAAGCAATTACCGTTATGCAGAAGGCTGAATTGGAATTACACGATATTAAGGATATTGTCAACACCTCAGAGTGGAGGTGGAAAAGGTGGGATGTTAGGCCTGACGGAAAGGTGTTTTGGCAATACACAACCAAAACCACAAGTGGAGAATGGTGGGTAAACTGGGATTCCGCAATAAAATTACAAGAGTCCCTCAGAAGGGCCGCTTCCAAGCAAAGAGCAAAAAACCCAGAAAAGCATAAATCGCTGAACAAGCAATGGAGAGAGACAAATAAAGAAAAGCACCGACAAAACGCAAGTGACTACTACCAGCGTAACAAAAAACACGCTAATGAGGTAAAACGCAAAAGGAGGCTTAAAAGGCGACACTCAGACCAATTGTACGCATTTAGAGAGAATATTAGAAATCTCGTCCGACAATCCTTTAGGGACAGGAATTACACCAAATTCTCCAAGTCACAGTCAATCATTGGATGTGATTTGCTGGCATTAAAAAATCACATAGAGGCTCAGTTCACTGACGGAATGAGCTGGGCCAATCGAGGCAAATGGCATGTGGATCATATTGTCCCATTAGCTTCAGCAAAGACTATTGAGGATGTTGTCCGCTTAAACCATTACACAAATCTTCGACCGCTTTGGGCTTTGGACAATCTCAAAAAAGGCACGCAAATGCCACAAATGTTACCTATCTAGCACATTTAGGCACAATACACTAGACCTATCCACAAATAACCCCGAACGGGAACTGCCCAATTGTAGGAATTTTTCTGGGGCTGGTTTATGG